AAAAGAACCACCAGCTTCATAAGAGTTAGAATCATAAGTTACGTTTGTATACCAATCAGTTAATCTAATAACTGTGGATAAATTAAGCTCAACCAGAAAAGCTGTCTTAGTTGCTGTGGATGATACTTGTGTTTGTAAAGCAGCAGATAGACTTCTAGGCATTAGGTAATAACCTCTCTAACATCAAATGAAATGCTGTAAAAACCACTAGCATCTGTTGAATACATGATTTCATTGTTTTCAAGATATACAGTAAAGCTAGGTTTATTTACAGTAACAGCTTCATTATCTGCAAGAGATGCTACTAAATTTGGAGATATGGTTACTGTTGCTGCTCCACCTGATGCATCAGCATCTTCAGATACCATGTACACCTTAGAATGATTGGCAAACTTAATATAATCTCCAGCCTTTAATGCTCCTGTGGTTTGTGAAAAACCATCCATTGCTATTGTGTTATCGCCAGAGGTATGAGCTCCGTTAACAACTATATCTGTTTCTAATTTGCTTGCACCTAAATTGTCTAATGGTGCTTGAATAGTAAAGTCCTCAAAAGAACCTTTTTGCTTTTGTAAAAATGCAAATATCTCCTGTGCTTTTTCTTGTTGTAAAGGTGGCATCCCCACTGTAAAAGAAAAATATTGTGAGCCTATTTGTCTTACTTGTTTTTTACCAGATAAAGTCTGATTCAAAAGCGTTGGTCTGTTATCTTTAAAATTTAAAGTTCTAAAGTTAGGGTCTGTTGGAAATTGACCAGACATTTACACAACCCCCATTTTGCCTTGATTGTTCATGGCGTTGTTTATGATTGATGTTATCAATCCTTTTCTTGATGCTAATAATTGATCAAAGCCAGCAGCATCTACTGTTGATATGTTGAAGTTGACTGTAGCACCGCCCATGCTTTGACCTTTTGTATGATCTATAACTGTTTCATTAGGATGTAGTATAGCTGGGAATCCACCCTTACCATCTACACCACCAGCTCTAGCACCTGAACCAGTATATCCTCCACCTTCAAAACCTAAACCTTCTAAAAATCCTTCAAATCTACCTGTGATAGGTGCAATTATCATTTTTTTAATTGCTATTCTTAATAGTTGCTCTATCACATAATCTGCAAATTGTTTAAATTCTAGTTTGCCAGCTTTTAAAGAATCTACAATAGAATCTTCAAATTTTTTCATAGAGCTTACTGTTAATTTTTGTAAAGATTTTTCTGTATCTTGTAATTCAGTCACAAAAGCTTGAACTGGTTGAGAAAGTTTTTTTGCATTTTCTCCTGTTTTCTTTATTTCTTCATTAACTTCTTTTAATGGTTCTGGTATTGTACTTACACTTTCTCTTATTCCATCAAACTTTGCTTTAAGAGCATCAACATCTACTATTGCACCATCAAACCAACCAAAAGCATTAAATAGATTTAAAGTTGCGTTGCTAAATGTTGCCATTGCTACAACAACTTTTTCAAAAGCATTAACCATGTTTACTGCAATAGTTCTTCCTAGTTCTTTAAAACCACCTACGGCTTCTGATGTAGTTTTTATTATATTAGAAAATCTTTCTACTAAACTCTGTAAAACTGGTAAAAATGCAGCAATAATATATTTTGTTAACGTGCTTATTTGTTTAAATAGAACATTTGATGTATCTTTAAACGTTTCAAAAGCATCTACAGTTTGACTATCTAATAACAAACCAGCCGCTTCTGCTTCTTTAAAAAATCCTTCTAAACCTTCTGAACCACCTTTTAAAGTATTAACTAATGCAGCACCTTCAGAATCAAAGAATTTAAAAGCTAGTCTTAATCTTGTTGATGCGTCTTGTGTGTTTTGTATACCATCAGCAACATCAAACAGAACATCTTTAGTACTTCTAAATGAACCATCGGTATTTTTTAACTGTATACCTAATTCTTCTAAAGCAGCTTTTGCCTCACCTGTTCCATTCTGTGCTTCACCAACCCTCCTTATAAATCTTTGCAGAGCCATATCTAATGTATTCTGAGCTATACCAGTTTGCTCAGCAGCAAACCTCATTTGTTGTAATAACTCTACATTAATCCCTAACTTATCAGCTGTTTTACCAAGTCTATCAACGGCATCAGTATTAACTTTAACAAAAGCTCCTATTGCAGCTCCTGCCGCAGTAGCAGCAAAACCAATACGTCCAACATTTTTAGCCGCAGCTGTTGATTTTGTTGTTACTTTTGTAAGACCTTTACTTATAGAGTTAAAGGCTTTTTTAGTATTATCAATACCTTGAAATACTATATCTAATTTATTTTTTGCCATTATGTTTCTCTTGTAAAACTTCTAAATAAGCCATCCAACCATTAAACTCGCGGATAGTGATCTCTTGTAATTCCGATAAGGTTTTACCAAGTCGATCAGCTAAAGCATATTGAGCAAAGAGCTCACTATCCTCTAGGAGTTTTTTCTTTGATCCTCCACAGAAGGAGAATCCATTATATCGGTTGCTATCCTTACTAAGACTTCTCGATCAACGTTATGCAAAAGTGACATTTTGTCACTTAATTCAAACATTTTGTCACCATTATCGTCTAAAGCTTTATAAATTAATACATAAGCCATCATTGTTAAATCATCTTCTTTACTCATTTTGTAAAGTTTAGATGTTTCTGCAAGAGTTAATGGTTTAGCAAATATTTTTAACGGTTGACCGTTGTCATCTGCCCATTCAGGCACTTCAATCACTTTTATCTCTTTTGATTCAAAGTGATTTTTAGCTCTGTCTATTGGTTTCATTAAACAGTAGATTCAGTTAACGCTCCGTTCCCTTGAACAGAAATAGATGCTTCTACCATACCATCAAACGAACCAGTTCTTGTTACACCTGTTACGATAGCACTACCTGAGTAATAAGTATCGCCAGCTGTATCACCTTCTGGATAAAAGTTTAATGTTACTTCAGAACCAACAGCTAAAGCTCCTTGACCACTTGTATCTGTTTCATCCCAGAATACATCAATAGATCCTGAAAACTGAGTTAAAGAAGGTTTATAAGTACGCGCGCTATCGCCCATACTTGTATCTTCAATTGTGTCAGCACTTTCTTCTATTGAATATGATCTAATTTCAGCTATAGCATTAGAACCGACTTTAACGGTGCCTTCGCTTCCTTTATGAGTCGCCATTTTCAATTACCTCGTCTTTCGACTTTTTAGAAGAAGATTTAATTGATTGGGCTGCTTCTTCTTTCCAACCCTTATTCAATAAAGACTCAACCTTAGAAGGGTGAGCATCTATAGAAACTTTTCCGTCTGGACTAATCATTTTCATAATTATCTCCTATGCTGCTACATCAGGACTAGATTGAGCAGTACAATATTCAACTATAAAATTCATTGTACATACACCAATTGGTTTTTCACCTTCTCCTGTGTAAGTTATTTCTGTAGATTCTAAATATGTATCTTTAGCCAAACCATCTAGTGTTGTATCGGCAGCTAAAGCAGACTCTACTTCTTTTGTAATAGTATCTATAGTGTCATCACTATTGGATACGCTTTTTACATATGCCTCTACGGCTAATGTTAGTTCTCTATTCATAAGTCTGTTTGTACCAATAACAACAGGCTCAGAATCTTCTGACTTTGTATAAATTATAATTGCAGGCAAATTAGCATTTTCTAAAGGGTAAACTCTAGATTGAAATACATTAGAAGATGTTGTAGTTAAACCGGTAAGAGTTGTTGCAACTCTTTCTCGTATTTGTTGTCTAATATGATTTGCCATTATTGTTCTTCTAATATAAGTTTTATGATTCCTGTTCTATCATTTTCTATATTTACTATTTTATAACTTGTTTGAGCTTTTAATACATTTCCATCTAGATCTTTATAAGCATTAACAACCAAATCATCTCCTGTTGCAACATTTTGTACATCATCAAAATATACATAAGCTACAGGTGTATATGATTCTATACTGACTTCTCCGTCAATAATATCATTATATTCTTCGTCTCTTATAACTTTAATTGTTTTTGATGTACCACCGAAAGGTGTATATGTTGCTGTAATTGCGTGGCCAAAATCACTATCAAAATAACCAGCAAAATCTTCGTCAAATTCTATATTCCAATCACTCATTCTTCTTCTAGTAATAAAGTAACAAAACCTACGTTATCTTTTTGAACGTTTATAATTTTATAACTTGTTTCTGGAGCGATAACTTTTCCAAGTTTTGTTGTAATTGGATTCACTATTAATCTATCAGCATGTGAAATATAAGGAGCATCTGTAGATTTTATATATGCCACAGGTTGATATGCATTAATATCAACAGACCCACCAGGTATACCAAAATAAGCTTGATCTAATATAAATTTGATATTTTCAGCATTGCCTGAATCAATATCATACCAAGTATCTATAAGACCTAGTCTATCATCCCATAAAGATTGTTGTACTTCAAAAAAAGTACCTGTTACTCCGTGTCCCGAGGTAGAAACATATGCATTAAAATCTGCCTGGGACTCTAATGCCATTATTTCTTAGCAGTTCTTTTGCTAACCTTTGGAGCTTCGGATTTTTCTAATCCTACGCTTCGATCTTTTTTTTCAGATTTTTTTTCAACATGTACGCTTGCTTTGTTATAGCCAATCAAAATATTACCTTCTTGTTGGTTTAATTCAACAACATCGCCTGCGCATACTTTTTTACCGTTTGCTACGGTATCAACCAATATTAAATATTTCATTTTTTTAAGCATGGGGGCATTACTGCCCCCATTCCAACTTAGCATCAGTTAATTAGTCTGATGATTTACAGAAGCTAACTGCGTGGCGAACCGCACAATCAACAGTTTGTAAAGCAACAATTCTAATTGTTCCTGATTTTGAGTTTGAGTAAGGATCAACTAAGATGTCCAAACCACCATACATACCAATTAATAGGTCTGCAAAGTTACCGAAGTAGTAATCACCGGCAGTAACTTGATTTGATTTAACAACATTATATCCGTTGACATTACCACCTGGCTCAACAATAAATTGAGCTGTGTTAGTAGCTTTTTCAACAGTTTTTAAGTTGCCATAATCAGCTGGTCTCATAATATAACTTAAAGAACCAAGTAGCGCATTATCGTTTGCTACTGCAGATTCCATAGCTACAAGCTCTGCCCATGTTGGGACAGCTGCAGCAAAAGTTGTTGTATTGATTCCAGATGTATTAGCAATACCTGTAGGTTGGCCTGAAGTTCCTGAACCAGCTAATGCACCAAGGTCAATAGAAGTAGCTATTGATCTTGTTAAATCATCTCTGATTAGATTTTCAACATCTAAAGATGATTGCATAAGCATAAGTCTTGAAGCTTCTGTATGAGCACCAACAGTTTTAGGGCTCATAGTAACTTGACCTACTGTAAATTCACTTTCAGCAGAATCTCCGCCTTCAGTTGCAATCCATCCAGGGCTTGAAGTACCAGTTTTCTTAGGTATGACAACATCGCCTTTTAAGCCTTGTAGCATAGTTGCGCCAGCTCTCATGACTGATGATTCGTTTCTAAGAACGTCGATGAAATCTTGACCTCTGAAGTCTTCAGCAATTAAAGCTGCGTCATCTGAAGTATTAATATCACGTTTCCAGTTTCCTAGAACTTCTGGTGGAAGCATAACACCTTGTGATGTTGTGCCATATCTTTTAGCAGCTTCAGCTGAACATTCGAATTCGAATGCTGCGGCTTCTTGTGCTCTTCGATCAGTTGGGTTAGCTAATGCATTAATAGCTCTAACCAAACTAAATCTTTTAACTTCCTTAGGAGTCATTCCAATTTCAGGAGTCTCTAAAGGCTGATCGTTAGAAATGTTTTCTAATAAAATGCCTCTAAATTCTTCAACAGAATTACCTTCGGAAATAGCTTTATCCGCTAGATCTCTTCTATTGTGTCTTGCAGCTAAATCTAAAATCTCTTTTGAGTTTCTTTTAAATTCTGCTTTTGCTTCTGCAACAGATTGAGCTCTAACTTCTTCAACGTTAATCTCCTGATTAACTTCGTTTTTTACTTCGCTCATTTTTATTTCCTTAAATGATTTTGAACGTCCAACTCCAACAACTTTAGATTGATCTGCTGGTATAGATACTATGCTTGCCTCCATAGGAGTCCAACTAGCTCTATAATAGCCATCCTTGTCTTTGTCTTTGTTCAGTTTATTAACTCTATAACCAACGGATATATTTTGTTTTATACCATCAGCTACATCCTGGAAAACCTCACGAGCAAGATCAGATCTTCCAAATCTAACCACAGCAACTGTCCTTTTTGCTGCCTCATCAAGTTTATATTCTTCTATAACACCAATTTGCTTAGTCATATCATGATCAAGCAATAAAGGAGCTCTACCTGAAGACATAAATTCCATATCTATATCTTCAGCATTGTGAGACAAAATTTCCATCCCGAAATTTCTCTCAACCGGCTCTTCGGAAGACACTCCGATACGAACCCTTCTTTCTTCTTCATCAATAAGACCATTTCTGAAATCATAAGTACGATACTCTATTTCAGTATCGATTAATCTTTCTTCTTCGTCTTCTTGATTAACATCCTCATGTTTTTCAAACTCAACGATTACAGAATCGTCAGTTTCAGAAACGCTAAGGATATGTCTATCTTGTTTTAACATAGTTTTCTCCTCAGTATTTTCTACTGAATGTTTTTCTAGTAAGTTACTACTAAAACTTTCATTGTTCATCTTTATCACCATTTATTGTTGCTTCAACTGGTAATTTAGATCCAAAAGGTTGGAAAGCTGTTTTTATACCATATTGTTCAGCAAGTTTTGCCTCTCTTTCATGTTGCTCAAATAACTCTTCTGGATCTCTACCATAAGCAGCAGATATATCTGCATATGTGGTAATACCAGCACTCAAACCTGCAACATTGGCTTGTTGTTCTTTTAAAGGATCAATCCAAGACCAAGATCTAGGAATGAATGTTATTGAATTAAAAAATTTATCAAATTTACTAATAGGCAAGCTAACCATACCGCTTGCAATGGCCATATCAAACCACTTATAAAAAATAGGTTTCATAAAATGCTCAATAACAAATTGTTGATATATTTGAAACATTGCTCTATCTTCTAAAGCACCATGTCTAATAGAACTATAGTTAATACTTGTTAAATCATTTGTTAAAGCATGGTAAGAAATATTTAGACCAGACGCAATACTTCTCAAAACTTGTGTTGTAAAGTTTTCAAATGCAGAGTTTGGGTGATTAGGATCAAAAGCTTTGAAATCCATTCCAGCAGGAAGCTGCTCAAAAGTACCAGCGCTTGCATTCATAATAGGGGAAAATTCATTCATATAATCTTCACCAACGTAACCGTCTCCATCTGGAGAGGTAAAAAATCCCATTTTGGATGCAGATACGCGAGCTGCAACAATTTCAGCTTCTAAATAACCATTAAGCATTTTTAAATTAGGCATAGCAGGAGCTATCATCGTAACGCCTCTTCTTTGCTCTGGCCTTGTTGGAATATATGCGTGTATAATCTCGCTCGCAGGAATTCTTATATATTTGTTTTCATTGTAATAAGCTTGATCGTATGGGTGTTCTTTGTAAAGATGATAAGCGATAGCTTTATCGTTTTTATCATACTCAATCCCCATCTTGATTTTATTACCAGTCTTAGGATTTGTATCATTTAGTTTTTCGTCTAAATGATCTGCCTCTAAAAACTGTAAAGCATAACCAAAAGGATTTGAATTGGTTTTAATATGTCTTACTAAGACTTCACCATCTCTAGCTAAAGCTTCAATAAACATTTTTTGACAATCTAAAAATGAAAATCTACCATTTAAAGTACAATTTCCTTTTTGTGACCACTCTTTAAAAGCTGATTCAATTTTTTGATTGGCAAGCATATCTAAAGAACCATCATCATTTCTTGCTTTTGAACTAATTTTTATTCCATGATGTCCAACAACATTAGAAATCATTAAGTTTAAATATCTATTAACGTATGGATCATTTCTAGCTAAATCTCTAGCTCTATCTCTTAATATTCTTAAATTATTTTTTATTTCTGCATCTGCAGAAGTAGACGTTGTGTAAAAATCCGAAAACAACCTACCTCCGCTTGCCGCGGTATATCCTCTTCTTCTTAGTGGTTGTGATTTTTTTGGACTTCTGTTAAAAAGATTGTTGTACCATGCCATATTATTTTAAATCTGTAATGTTATCGTAATAAGTTTTTTTTCCGAAACTTACAAGTATTTCGTTGCCTGAAGGTTTTTTATTTCTTACTCTATCTCTTTTAACTTCTCTTAGATACTCTGCATTGTATCTATCTCTAAATACTAATAACTCGTCTATAGTCATTCTAGACAAGGATCTTCCAGCAATCGACATTGAAGACTGATCCATAGAAGCTCTATTTTCAATAACAGCCTCAATAGCATCTAGTACTTTTTTTGCATGACTTCTTAAGTCTGCTGTAGATGTAGCAAGGTTTTCTACTAACTTTGTTCTTCCAAAATCAACTCTTACTCTTTCGCTATCAGAAGTTCTTGTGATATAAGCATCCCATTTATATTCACTTACAGAATAATTTGCAGTCACAGAAGAATCAATCTCTATGAAATAATTATCATCTGATTCTGTTGCTGTGATAGTAAATGAATTACCACTACCACCAGAATCGTGTTGAAATCTATATGTTAATGAATATAAAGATGGGTCGTATATATTTGCAAGATCGTCTCTTCTCCATGCCCATCTATCGCCAACAACTAAAGTTTCAGGCTCCTGCTCTGGATAGTTTGATCTATCGAATTTATTGTTCATAAATTAAATAAAGTTTTTTTTAATTTTAAAACTATTTTTAACTTATTTATACAACAATTCTTATATTAATTACAAATTACTGTTTATTAATTTTTTATACTCTTGAGGTGTTAAATTATTATTTTCAAGTATTTTGTTGTCGCTAGGGTGATAATTTAAGTTATTAAAAGAATCTATTAATCCTAATTCTAGCATTTTTTTTTGTCTACCCATAGGGTGATTTTTTATTTTGCAACTAGACCATATAGCATCTCTATCTAAATGGTCATAATGTATACCTGGCTTTATGTAGTTTTCTACCCATCTTATAAAGTCACAACAAACATCTTCAGCGTTATATGGTAACGAATTCAAATCTTCGTATATTTTTATCATAATATTATCTAAATGATCTGCTTTTTTTACATTTTTTGGTTTTTCTGCTAAATAGCTTATACACTCAACAGCGTTTGTACCATAGTAGAATAATGAGCTTCTATTTATATATTCAGGAAACCAATCTGCAATATCTGCTAAAAAAGCAGCATATTGGAACCTAAAAGCATTAAAACCATTACTTTTGTTCCAATTAAACATAAATTCACCTATTTCTCTAAAATCTCTACGCTTTTTTGTAATAAAATCACATAAATCATATATAAGTATGTCAGCATATTCGCATAAATAATAGTCACCTGATCTTTTATAACTACTATTTATAGGCTTTTTAGGAAATTGTGGAAATTGATAACCTACTGAAGTATAAAAAGCTTTATCGTAATTTTTGATTTTTTGCTTTATATCTTCTATATTTTCACAAGTATTTAGGTTAAATAAGATAGTATTATGATAACCAGATGGTATTTTTGCATAATTTATAGCACTTCCTGTTATTCTGTGTACCAAAAATATGTATAACCATGTCTCTAAGCTTAATTTTTTACCTGACCATTGTGAAATAGCAAACTTACGCTCATCTGAAGCCATATTTGCTTTTATTTTCCTTATGTAAGGGTGTTTATCACTGTTATTGTAAAAAATATCATTTATTATTTGTGAAAAACCAGCATATTTACGCTCCACAACATCATAAAGTTGCACATTTTGCATTAAATCGTCGTTTATATATACATCTTCGTGTTTTCTTATACCTAGGTTACAATTTTCTTGTTGTATTGATGCTAAATTATAGTATCTTTTAAATTCTTCATAATATTCTGTTACTTGCATGGCCAATCCCTATAACTATCAATTTTATCGTAAATTGTTTCGTCTTTTAATGTAGGTTCTTTACCAACATTCCAAAATAATATTTTTTTATTAGTATCTTTAGGTATATAGCGCCAAACTTTAGCATCATAAGTTCCAATACTAGGAAATGGTGGCATTTCTTCTTGTTTTACAGGTTTTGTAAATGCTTCTGGTGCAGATATAACTTTTGCTCTTCCAAGTTCACCTTCTTTCATGTTTCTTGATACTGCAACAGCATAAAACTTAGCATTGGGCCAAGCTATTTGTAGAGATCTACTTAAAACGCCTGTTGATATTGCAGTCCAAACTTCATCAGGTTCAGGTATTTGTGATGCTACTTTTACTAAAGCTGATGTAACAAGCAGGTGTTTTAAACCTAATGGAATAAAAAAAGCATCATTTTGATCTGCCCAAATTTTTGCAATTCTATTTAAATTAGGCATTGCAGCAATTCTATGGAATTCATAATCACAACCTTGCTCAATGCAACAAGCTTGATGATAACTTATCCGCTTGCTGCTAGGCATAAAAAATCTAACTTTCTTGTTATGTCTTTTTGCAACTTCAAGAATGCTTACACCAGCCAAACCAGTTCTAGGTACAACATAAGCAATAGTATCTTGCTTTATTTTACTCATTAATAAATCTGCACCTCTAACTTTTGTTCCTGTTGTTAGATCATCTCTTATTACATTAACTCCTTCAAAGTTTTCTATGACTGGTTTAGGATTTGGATCTTGCCAATTTCTAGATAACCAAAGGTGTATTCTTTTTGCTTTTTCGTAAGAGTAACCTAAAGTATCTTTGTTAATATTATCAATTATGTGGTTATCATGACTCATCTAATATGTCTCCCCATTGATTTCTTCTATAATACATAGGAGCAATATGAACACTAGAATTCTGTTCCATAATTTGCTTAGCATATAATTCTGGATCCATTTCATACCAATACTCAGGTGGTTGTACTACATTTTCATAGTTATGTTTTAGATACTCAATCCATCTTTTTGTCAAAATATATCTTTGCTCTCGTGATCCAAAAAAGGGTGTATCATTGTAATATCCGGTTTTTGGAATACGTCTTTGTTCGTATTCTACAGGAACAGGAGTAGATATTTCAACATCTATATTAAATTTATCTGATATTTGATGAGCCTTATTAATATATTCATTAAGCATAGAGTTTATATCATAATTATGTCTTAATATGTGATGTCTAATATCTACAGAACCAAAGCATAGAGTTACTCTTTCTACTTTATCAGTTATTTCTATGCTATCCATAAAACTATCAAAATCATATTTAAGTGCACCATGTAATGTTTTTCCATCCATTCTTAAAATCATATCTTTTTTCTTAGCAAAAGCAATTGAATGAGAATCACCTATTGTTATACCTTCGTGATGTTCTAAATCACCATGTTTTAATGATGTAATTTTTTTACACATAGAAGATATTTTGTTACACCAATCTTTTGTAATAAATTCACACGTGCTAGAGTTTCCTATTCTTTTTGTAAACATTTCTCCGAAATCTGGCATATCATGATCTAGAGATATTATTTTCGTTCCTTGATCTATGCACATAAGCAAAATATTAAATTTTTTATAAATATCATTGTTTAAACCACCAAAAAGATTTAGCGATCCATTAAAGTTGACACCATGATCTATATATATAGTATTAGCATCTATTAAACCTGCGTCACATTTGTGATTTATTTCGGCTTTTAATAAATTCCTCCAATGACTAGCCCAACCATATACGTGTGATTTTTTACTAACAGGAATGTTAGCAAGTGGATTAGTGATATATTTGTTCATAATTAACCCCTCCTTTTTTTAATATATCTTTTGTTAAAGCAAAACTATCTATCCATCTTAATTCTGATTCAGGATTGCAAGATGCGTAAACTTCTTTTATTCCAACTTGTACAATACCTTTTGCACATTCGTGGCATACACCTAAACCATATACATATAGTTTAGCCCCTACCAATGATAAACCATTATGTGTAGCATGATAGATACAATTCATTTCTGCATGAACAACATATTTATATTTTGTATCTCTATTTTCATATTTTTCAATACTATCATCAAACCTCCTTGGGAAGCCGTTATAGCCTTGGGAAATAACTTGACCTTTATCACCTATTGCTACAGCTCCGACTTTTGTAGACGGATCTTTGCTCCAAGATGAAATTGCCTTTGCTAAAGACATATAACGACGATCCCAATTATTCACTTGATTCGACTAAATCAAAATGCTTTTCATACACATGTAAGTTTTGTACTTGCCATATGGGCCAATGAATACCATATCCTAGTTCTTTTTCTAATCTTTGTAGAACATAATATTGCCACGCAAAATCATTTTTAAAACCATAAACAGCATCATTAGATCTCATTTGTACAACTGCTTGTAACATTCCATCTCTTACATAGTAAGTTACAGCATTAGTACATATAAAATCATTTTTACCATTCTCTTCAAACTCTTGCCAAATAGTAGGTCTTGTATAAATCATAGTAGCTCTTCTAGAAAATGGATCGTTCTTCAATTCATATAAAACATTATCAAATTGTGATCCATAAATAGCATCGTAAATTAATTTCCCATAGTTAGAATTAATCTCACCGTGTTCATTAGCAGTATTTTTCCATGCTTGTGGTATAGGTTCATATTTTAAGTCATTAATATTTGTACTTCTAGATTTATACCAATCAATCTCAGCATTTTCATACTCTTCATTGTTTTTACCAAAAATAGTTATATCATCAGCATAAAATGAAGCTCCAATTATCTCAATAACATTTCCTCCATTTCTATCTTTAACAAACTCTTTTTTTAGCAGTTTTTTACTAAATTGTGCTCTTATATCTTTTACTGTATTCATTTGTTAAATATATCCTTAGTTTTATCTTGACCATCAAATTCTTTGCGTAAATAAGTAACAAAGAATGATGCATAGTTAATAAGATCTTTTGCAGAATCTTCTAATGATTCAAAGTTAGGATTTTTACCTGATTCTGCAGCTTCTAATACACTCCACATACGAGTGGTTTTAGTATGTATCATTTCCATAATAGACAAAACCCCTCTTGGGTAATAGTCTATTTGCTTGATCCTAGAATTAGGATTTTGGTAATCATTGGATTTTTTAATTTGTAAAGCAATACATTCGTTAATAACTTTAACTGGTTTAGGTGTCGAAGATTTCATCTAGATCTCCTGTATTGTTTGTATGATCTGGAGCAGTCCAACCTTCTGGTTTAACCAAATCAGGAAGTCCCTCCATCTTATAGGTTCTTTTTTTATTTTCACCAATAACTTTAGACATGTTAGCTTTGTATACATCATCCCAAGCCTTATCAATATCTATTCCTAATGTATCAAGAGTTCCAATAGTTACAACTAGAATATCAATTAACGCATCTACTAACTCATTTGAGTCTTTAGCTTGGTAAGCTTTAACAAGTTCTGTGTATTCTTCTTTGATAAAGCCTAATCTAAAATCAAGATAGTGCTTTTTTGTTTGCATATCTGCTGATTTAATAAACTTAGTTATGCCATAATGAGCATGCATAAGCTGTATATCTTCGAACATAATCCCTCCTTAATTGGATTTTAAAATTTTATTAGACCATATAACTATATAAAAGTAAACAGTTTTATTATTTCCACTTATAAATCCAATCGTTTCTAACAGGTCTCTTACCTACATCTTTAACCTTTTCTGTTTCACTGGTATTATCTTTAATGTTTTGTGCAATTTTTAAATAATTAGGCTGTAGTATATGTAATGCTGCAAAACCATAAACCATAGTATCTAAAGCTTCATTACGATTGTTAATTTTTACCCAAGCAAACTTCTTTCCGCCTTTTGTATACTTAATAACTCTTTTTTCACTTGTAAGTTGTTTAAAATATTCTTCATCAACATGCGCAGGAAAGTGTATTGTTTCTTCTTCTGCTTTTAATCTTGTAAATATAACTTCTTTAGCAGAATCAGTTCCTACAGCGTATAAAATATTTCTATTTTTACCAACATAAGATGGTCGATTAATAATTGGTTGATTAGATAAACTAGAACCTTTTATTGGGAAAACTTTACGATGTATTCGTTTGGCTGCATAAGCGTAAACTTGTTGTGTATGATGACCACCACTATCAATACAAGTACATACTACTCTTAGTTTTTTGTTATCGTCTCTTCTGTATATATGATTTAAATAACCATCTAGTTCTAACCATATTGGATTAGAAGATGGATCTCCATAAATAACTCTATAATCTATAACCCAACATTCATTATTGTCTCCCCAACCTAAGACTTGAGCTTCAAGTCTATCTCCTTGTACGTCAACACCACAAGTTAAAAGTAAAACATCATTTGGTATGTTTGTAGGATCATAAGTTTCTCTTTTCTCCATTAAGTCATGATGCTCTATGCTTTCACCTGGATCATCGAACGTTCTTCCTAACGCTGTGTTAACCCAAGTCTTTAACATTTCAGGTTGCTTTTTAACTTCATAAAAATCTATAGCCATTTCTTTCCATGTTCGCCATGGACTATAAAGCTCGGATATGTGAAAACCTGCTACTTTTTTTGTTGGTTTAGTTGCTATCCATTCACCTTTAAGTAACATCCATTGTTTTTTATTTTCATCTATAGCAGATTCACAATGAATACAAATATATTGGGCTGTTTCTGGTTTACTCTTCTCCCATACTATTTGTTCCCATACTAATCTTTGTTTTTCATTACAGTTAGGACAAGGCACATGGAAATAACGTTTGTCTGATTCTTCAAATGCAACATCTATTCTAGACATGCCTTTAATAGTGGGTGTAGATGTAATAAATATCTTACGGTTCCAAAAAGTTGTTGTTCTTTTCATTGCAAGACTTATAGGATCGCCTTCTGCTCCAGCAGAAGCTTCGTAACGATCTACTTCATCACAAAGTAGTATTCTAATAGGTCTAGACGCTAATCCTGATGCAGAATTACTACCAACAATATTAATATTACCACCAGGAAACTTCTTACTTAAAACAGTATTTCCACTATCTTTTGATCTTGGGTCTTTGACTTTTTTTCTCAAGCTATCACAATCACGAATCATGTTAGCTAATCTATCCTTAGACCATGCTTGTGCCATGGCAAGTGTAGGTTGTAAGACTAAAGTAGGAGAAGGATCTTGATCTATGTAATAGCCAACTATATTATTTAAAATCTCAGTAGCTCCAACCTGAGCAGACTTCATAAATACAATAGTACTTATCCTATGATCATTAACAGCATCCATAATATCTTTTTGATATGGCGCTCTTGATGTTCTCCACTGACCACTCTCTGCAGCAGATTCAGCTGAAAGAATTCTGTTCTTGTCAGCCCACTCTGATACTGTTAACTCAGGAGGTGGATTCCAAATCTGGCTGATCGATTGCAGTAGTTTCTCGATATTCTTGTGGTATAGCATCTTGTGCTAGTTCCTCCAATGCTTCATATATACTCTCTTTAATTATCTTTTCTGCTTCTTGAAATTCATCACAAGCCACAACTAAATGTGCAACTTTGTTTGGTAATGTTAACAATCTTGCTCTACAGTTAGCAATATAGTTCAACCAGGTTTGTTCCACCATATCTGTAGGTATTAGTTTTCCTTCTAATACCGCAACATCAAGTTGTGCCTTATCTGCTTGCGCTTTTGTTAACCTAGTCTTCTCTTCTGTTATATCACCAGTACCATCTTTAAGGTGAAATCTACTTCTTTTTTGCAAATGCTCAATATACTGTCTTCTAGCATAATCTAATTCTAAAGGACTAGGTCCAGTTTTAACGCTAAATACCCCATCTTTTATTAATTTGGCAACGTTTTGCACAGTCATAAATAAATGCTCTGCTACTTCTTTTCTACTTGCCATTTTTTAAAATTAAACTCAATATATGTGACATGCGTCTACTTTTTACGCGTGCGT